CGGTTCTTCTTTCTTAGATCAGTAATTTTGAAAGAAGAGATGGCACAAGAGGTATTACACTCTTGGCGGCGTTCTTTAGGAAGCCGGTCAGGGTCGACCATGTACCTCCGACATTGTGATCTTTTGTTGTGTTATCACGTTGGCGGCGTTCGGACATAGTTCCAACTACGTGTTCGAACCCGGCGGTGTCGGGAGTGGTGACGCCACGGCGGACCAGATTGGTACCAGTGAGTTCGTAATGAGCACTAATTTCGTACTCAAACGCTTGGTTTGGTTCGCACGCCATGTATACTCCAATACGCAAATTCTCATCGTATGGGTGGGCAGTTGAGTTCGGAAATACCCAACGGGAAGTGGCCAGATCATATTCTGCGAAAAAGGTGTCTTGTTGAGCTTCAATATGTCTGGTGACGGAATGCCATGATGTGTCTCTGAAAGTATATTCTTTAAATCCAGGCAGTTGTTTGATTGTGGTATAGTTTAGGCCTGAAACGCCATCTCCTAGAGGGCTGGCTTGGCAGGTTAGACAAGTTCCGGCAGCATTAAGGGTACTGCCAATATATCTGACTCTGATACCAATAGACACAACACGCACAGCGTAGGTTCCATCGTCTGTGTAGTAAGCACTAAGGGCATGGGGCGAGGAGCTTGAGCCAAAAGCAAAACCTGGAGAATTTATCGGGTCTCCAGTGAGAGTGGTGGACACATTGTACGACGTTGCATTTGAGGCAAACATCAGCGGGATAACGGCTATCCAGCCATTTCCTGAAGCGTTACAATGTCCTTTACCAGTAGCGTAGTACTTCTCAAGTGATGAGGAAACAATAGGGAAGACGGGCACTCTTGCAGTTTCGGTCAAAAACGGATCAGTGTAGACCTTAGCAAAATTGAGTGTTCCTGGATACATCGCAAGCGTATTTCCATAGCCTTTTGACATTATATTACTGAGTTGGTTACCGTAATTGTCCATTTTGTCGATGTTCGGTTGCATCACTGTTTGATTCCTCCTTTTAACAGTTACTTCTTTCTTCTTAGGAGGTTGATTCTTTTGGTTTTGGTTCTTGTTGTTCTTTCTTTGTTCGATTATGGATTTCATGAGGTGGGGATAATGGTGATGATACTTACATCTTAGCACCTTATTTAGAGCGTGCATCTCCGGTTTTTTGGTAGGAAACCTTACCGATCAACCCAAACAATTTCTTGCAAGGGTGGCCACTGTAATTATTAGGCACAGTAGTAAATCCTCCTTTCCTTCCTCCCGCTATCCTAGTTTTGCGACTTCAACAGCTTCGGTCGTCGACAGATTTAATAATCTCTGTCTAGTAACATAAGGGACTCTGAGCAGTGGATCATGCAAGGAAGGTCGTCGGGTTGGACTTGGGAATAAGTATCAATTATCTTTTCCATGTGTTCAGGGGTCATTTGGTATCTGTCCATCATAAATTGGTTCCATTCAACATCACAGATCCAGGTTCTATCTTGGGTGATGTGGTATTGGTCTAATGGCGTGGGTTCAGCATCGACAAATTCGCAGATTCTTTCTATTTCCTCTCCAATACGTTTGTAAAACCAATTTGTTTTCATCTGGCCGTATCCTCTCCACTGGCTCATCAAAACCACTTGACATTTCTTTTTATCTGTCCAAGTTTTCTGAGTTATTGAGCGTATATCAGTGAGGACCTTTCCAAATTTAAGTAAAAAGGAAGGGAGGCGGACCCAGGCGTAGCGAGTGTTTTCATCTAACAAGAAGACTCCTTTCAAAAAGGTAGTCTGATGTAGATAAGGTTTATCATTCACTTTAGCTACTAAACCAAATTGCTTGTAGGCTTCTTCCATATTAGGGCAGATACGCTGGTCTACAAGGTGGATACAGATTGTGGTTATCCAAGCATTGATGATGGAATTATCTAGACAGGTAGCAGGTTCTCCGGTCAATCTCATATCAGGTTTCTTTTTGTCAAGATCAGTTATAGAGGGTAATTGTTCACGACAATGTTTCTTGTTTCTTGAGAACGTGAGACGTTTCTTGTACATTTTTTGTCTAAGTATGACAAGATGACCATAACCATTGTTAATGAGTATCCTATCAACTATTTGTCTTAAACGTTTTGACTGAGTTCTATCGTATCTAGAAAAATCATTTTCAGTGATACGACCTAAGAAACGATTAATAAGTAGAGTGTCGTCTCCCATGAGCAATTGGAACAAACCTTGATTGCTATTCATGGCGGAATTCACAAATTCATTTAATAAACTTGATGTAGCCCCACATGTGAAATAGGGCACGACTGTTATTCCTTTGTAACTTATTCTCCCGTCACATCTATAATTCCAACTTTCGTGTGACAACCAGTGTGATAGTTCAGATGTGACTTTCCCCATTTCTAGGAATTCTCTTCCGGACAGATTACAAATAAAGCGAGGTACTGATTTCGTTTTAGCGTTTATCAGTTCGTC